TAAACCAGCTGCAACCGAAATGAGATTCGGTTTTGAAGTAACAATGTATGTTTGCAATAAGTAATTCATACTAATTCATGGGGGAGTCTATCCCCCTGAATAATACCTCCAACTTTTTATTAGAACGCTTTACCCAATCCAAGTCAAATCTGACTCGAACAATACCTTTTCTACCCCTCACACCACCAATAGCAACAGCATTGTTAGGTAAGTACTTCAAGTTCTCTTGAGGCACATAACGATATGTAAATTTAGAATGGGATGTCATCTTCAGATGTAACTTCCTGACCTTCTCTAGCAGGTGCTGAAGGTTTGTATTCACCAGACTGTTCTTCTTTCTTGGTAATAGGGCCTGAATAATATTCATTGCCTTTTTGACTGGTCTGCTTCCAGAGTGCATATTCAAACTGAATTCCAGCAAGTGTAAACTCACCACGCATATCTGGTTGATTTTCTTTTGTTTTGTTTTCGTTTCTAAATAATACTAAACGGTCTTTCGATTGTTCTGCCATGTCTTACTCCTTATTAAAAATTGGCTTACGTTTCCACCGAGGTGGTTCTTCATTATCCTGAACCATTTTTATAAAGTCAAGTGCATATGGTAAGTACCATGTCATAAAGTCTTTATTAAATGGAATCACTTCCAACTTCGTATCATCTTCTGTCCATACAAAGAAATAATTCTTAGTTGTATTGGTTACAGCCATTTGAATTTGGCACTGAAAATAATAACGCTCAGGAATAGTTGGATATACTTTACCAGAATACGGACACTTCAGTTCAACTGGACACCAGGTCTCAGTTTCTTCATCAAAGTAATACCCATCTGGCGAACCTCCGAGAGGTAGTTCAGAATGTACAACGAATTCATTACCTGGCTTGCATATCGTATTCATTTCACGTTCAAACGAAGATAATGCTCGGTATTCATTATCATTACCCCACTGAGTCATTTCATTGCCCTGGAATGGTTCAGCCTTACCAGTCTTTTCACGCCAGAGCTTTTTACGGTCATAGATCACATCCCATGCTTGAGATGCAGTGATTACGCTATTGCGTAGTTTTTTGTCTTTAAGATGATTTGCCATTTTTTACTGTGGCCACTGACCATTCCCTAATTGCTTCTTTTACCTCATCAGATAAAGAATTGTAATGAGCTCTTTTTTCTTCAATCGTAGGTAAATTTGTAATAGTTGCTTTTGCTAGATCAATTTCACTTGGAGTTGGTTTTTTTGCTTCAATAGCATGCTCATTAACACCAATCTCACCTAAGTATAGAGATAAACCTATACCGCTAATGACACTAATATTTTTAGCCAAACATCTTTGATAAGCTGTGTTGACCTCAAATGCATTAGGATTAGCTATGGCCTTGTTTCTAAAGTCTAACACTGGAAGCTGCATAGACTGTTCTTTACCAAGAGCTCGTACAGTCGTTCCTACCATAACACTGCCATCAGGAAGAACTTGTGACTCATCATAAGTAAATGTAGCGTTCTCATCTTCTTTTAATAGTAAATCTAGAGCACCAGCCCAAGAAAGGTAATCTAACTTACCCTTTTTTTGGACTAGGCCTAGAGCTCGAACATCAATATCTCTTAGCTCTTCGTACTTACTCATTGTCTTGTTGCTCCTGTTCTTCTAATTGTTTTTGAGCCCAGGCTGCATCTCTTGCATCCATTCTGTCAATCAGATCACGAAGATCATTGGTTGATGATTGAATGGCCCACTGTAATTGTTCAAATTGTTCTTTAGCACTCATTACTGTACCTCCTTAATAGCTAGATCTTCAAACTCTTCTATATCTGATGGATCTAAATTATCTACAATATTAACACCGTCACCTAAATTACCACTAGCATATCTGTAGTAATGTTCTGGATCTCTAATAGTAACTGATTGTAATTTTACCTCGTACAAAGTAGGGCTATCACCTGTAGCATAACCGTCAGCTTCTGCTATAACATCTGCTTCGATGTCAACAGGTATTTCTACCTCACCTCTATATTTGTCTTCACCGTAAATAAATGATTCGAATTGTACTAACATAATGTTTTCTCCTTTGTTGTTATGTTGTATATGTATAATACCATATTAAAATAAATGTGCAACTTTTTTTTAAACTATGTTGCATGATTAAAAATATATGATATATTACTATTAATTGCAAGTTTCTAAAAAGGTAAACTGATATTTGCAAAAAAGGTAAGAATTATTAAAGGAGAATGTATGACTTACAATGAAGCAATGGCTAAATTCAACAATAGCCGTAGAGAATTAGCAAAGGCCCTGGACGTAAGTACCCAGGCAATATCTAAATGGGGAAAGAATCCAGATAAACCGATTCCTTATTATAGAGCTATACAGATTGAACACTATTTCCAGAATAGAGTTTAAATGCTAATTACAAAAGAATATATTGTAATGGATGAGTTCGGTGATCCATTGCGTGTATTTACTAATAACAAAGCTGCCAAGGAATTCGTACAGAATAAGCCTGGATGTAAGATCATCAAGGTCAGTTTAGATACGGATGACTGGGGAGAAATACCATTTTAGGGGGATATATGAAGATAAAGAACTGGGAGAAATACCAACTCTATAAACACAAGTCCATGCCATGGTTCAAAGTTTATGGTCGTGACTTATTAAATGATATGGATTGGGGTAAGTTAAACTGTGAGGAAAAGGCCACACTGTTTGAGTTATGGTGTTTAGGTACAGAAGACCATGGAAAACTGCCTAAACTAGAAGAAATAAGCTATAGATTAAGACGATCAGAAAAAGATCTAGAGCCTATTATTGAGTCATTAATCAACAAATCATGGCTGATTACTGACACAGTATCTACAGAGTACTCTCCGAGTACCCTAGAAGAGAAGAGAGAAGAAGAGAGTAGAATAGAAAAGAAAAGAAAAGAGAAGAAAAGAGGAGAATACAGTGCATCAAATTCTATCCCATTTTGATAAAGTACGCTCCACCAGTAAAAACAACTCTTACAATTGTCTTTGTCCAGCTCATGATGACAGGAACGCTAGTCTATCGATTAAGATAGCAGAGGATGGTAGAGTGTTAATTCATTGTTTTGCAGGATGTGACATTCAGAATATATTATCGGCAGTCGGTCTGACGTTAGATGATATTATTCCAGAGAGAATAGATATGCTGAAGCCAACAGGCAAAGCTTTTAATCCATATGCTATACTCAAGAGCATGAAGGATGATGCACTATTTGTTTATATGTGTGCATCGCATATTGAAAAGGGAGAGCAGTTAGAACAGACTGATAAAGATAAACTATTGCAAACAGTTCAAAAGCTAAGGGAGGCCTATGAGTACGCTAACAAGTAAATTACAAGATCTCATTGTAGATCAAAACCAGATTAAATCTTATTTCGCAGAGAGATCAGAAGAGATCACCAAGATAAAATCACCCACAGCTTATTTGGATGAGATTAAAGAATATTTCACTGGAGATTTCCATAAGGGATTGCTACTCCCATGGACTAAAACTCATGATGATTTTAGAATACGTCCAGCCGAGGTAACAATTTGGGCTGGTTATTCTGGGGCAGGCAAGTCAATGTTTACATCTCAAATGATGATTGGCCTGATGAAAACAGAGAGAGTTATGCTTGCCTCGTTTGAGTTACGTCCAGTCAGTAGTTGCCAGAGAGCTATTCGACAGACACTCGGAGGACAAAGACCATCAGAAGAATATATAGAATCATGGGTTAATAAAGCAGATCAAAAATTATTCTTGTACGATCAGCAAGGTGTAGTCACACCAGAGACTGTTCTCGAGGTTGTATATTATGCAGCAGAAAAGCTTAAATGTTCAAATATCATTTTGGATAGTTTAATGAAATGCGGAGTTGCTGAGGATAATTACCAACAGCAAAAAGAGTTCATTGATAAGCTGTGTATTGCAGCTCGAGACTTAAAAGTTCATATTCATGTCATTGCTCATGCCAGGAAGAGATCAGATGATATTATGAAACCACCGAGTAAGCATGACGTTTCAGGATCTGCTAATATAACTAATTTAGTCGATAATTGCATGATAATCTACCGCACAGATAAGGATGCCAAGCTAGAATCTGGCAAGATTACCGAGGAAGAATATGAAGCATTGCCTACTACGATGGTCTATTGTGTTAAACAAAGGCATCATGAATGGGAAGGTCATTGGGCTTTTTGGTTTGACTCTGAAAGCTTGAAATTTAACGGTATAAATAAGATAGATAGAAGAATGGAAGAATTTTAAAAATAATTAAAAAAAAGTGTTGACAACTTAGTTTCAATGTATATAATAGGAACTGTAGTAATTAATTAACAAAGGAGAAGTATTATGAGTAAAATATTAGATAAATTAGTTATAGAAGATGAAAGAATTGACAGTGAATTAGGTTGGCAAAAAGATGGAGATTCTTATTTTGTTTATTTAGCGAAGGGTTGGGCTAATGAAGGAACTAGCACAATTTATGGATCAACTGTAAAAGAAATTCTTTATGATTTAAAACATTGGGTTAAAAAAGGAGAATGGC